CCGAACAAGCCACACATAAGTGTGGACTATACATTTAAGTACCGTCAGATTCATAATTTGCGACATAAAAGTAAAATTTTAATGACTTTCTCGGACGTACCGAAAAAATCACGTTAAAAACCTTCTAAGGAATTCATGAATTGATCGGTACTAAGGACTAAGCCCCACCTTGCGCCGCCACAAGGATTTAATATGTAATTCATATATAATATATAATATAAACACATGCAGCACTTAAGGTGCTACATAAGGTGATGGGACTGTGGCCTCATAATATAAAGGAGGCCAACCAGTAAAATAGTACATGGTGAAATCTTCACCAGCACTAACCCAAGTATCGAAGTAAGTGGCTCCATCTTTTTCTCTTTCAACTAGAAAAGAGAAGCCAGTATTGAACGGTATGTAACTTGTACTCGTCCAATTTTGCCGTTTCCCGGGAGAGAAACGGTAGTTAGAATAGTAGGGTACTTCGAACTCTACTACAGGATTCACATGCGAATTAAAAACTGTCGCACCCAGAGCTTTTCTTTCTCCACTCAATCTAAACAAAGATTCGTGAGAAGTCTTACTGGGATTTGTGATTTCCATTCTATCTGTAGCTACAGAATATATTTTATCATCTTCACGCCATACATAAAATGTATCCTTGCCTTCATTATATCCGGCAGCGTTATTTTTTGGAACAATTTTATACCTCACAGAACCACGCATTGCTTGAAACGCAGGTGCGAGCCAATTGAGCATGGTCATTCCGGCATAATTGTAGCTATCAGTTGGTGGACCAGCACGAGTGTGTATGGCCCCTGTTACATTTCCCCTATAATATGGAAATGCTTTTTGTGTCAACAATAGTCGATCATCAGTATCTGCAGCATCAAATGAAAATGCAGAATGATGATAATACCTTTTGAGTAACTGTCTGAAACTAGTTATTTTTTCTCCCGTAAAAACTAAGTTCCTATGTGACACTATACTCGCAGGTTCCCCTATTGTAACATCGGTTGTCGGGTAAGGTTGGTTTGTTTCATCTAATTCGTCTACACCCGACTGAGGGCGAATTAGGAGGCGGTAATGCTCTGAATCCGGTACGAATACTTCAAAATCTTCACACGCGCGAACAAATACATTAATTTCTATATCGTCGTTAACTGTAACATCTGTATTAGAGGATGTCAATTCGTTAATAACAAAAACCGATATAGTTCCATTGCCAACTGTGGGCACCAATACAGTGGTACCATACATGGACAAAGAAGTTGTGGGCCCCACTATACTGTGCGTCATCAGACCAGTACTTTGATGGTTCCCAACTTTCATTGTAAATTCACGACAGGTGGCAATATCTATAATTTCAGTATAAGCTACGTTAGATTCAAATGAATTGGGGGTCCCACTAGGATCGTAAACTATTCCTAGCCTACCTCTGTGAAACGCAGATGCGACTATTTGGAAAGTATATTCCATAGACCCATTCCAATACTGAAACGGCATTACTGCGCCAGCACAAGCTGGCAAAATGCGCGCATCACCATTTAAACGATGTATAGCTGGGTCAACGAGCATTGTTTGAAGAAGCACGTCAGGATCCGTACCTTTCACCCAATCAAATGTCAATAAATATGAATCTCGACTAGCTATATAAGCTATATCCAATTCATCCTTTCCCCCTAAACCAACTATACGGGGATCTATTGACAATTCTTGTTTAACATCAACTGTTAATTTAGCTGCTGCATCTGGCGTATTTGTAACAGCCATGTTTGTATTACTCCTCAGCAACACCAGCTGAGGTTCCTCCACCATCACTGGTGAGGAATATCCAAACATAGATGCTATGCGCGCAGTCAATGTAGCCACCATTGCAGTGGCTGTTGCATACGGCTTTAAGAACGGTATAGCCGATAATGCGGTTGATGCAGCCGCTATTGCAGAAGCAGGTTGTGATATAGGTCCTGTATTTCCTTTATACTCATCATCCTTACCAGATTGAGGAGTAATATTGGCAGCATTAGTATGCGTTGGGGCTTGCAAATCCACTTCGCTAGCCCACGCAAATACTGATATAGAAACCATTTCATTTGCTGCTGCAATTCCTGAAATGTGCTTGAGATTATTCAATGTACGAATAGTTATTTTGCCCATCTCATCCCAATCTCCAGTTGTAACATTAATGTAATCTGCATAAAAGAAAAATGGTAAAACCATCTCACCACCTTTAGACGTTGTTGGATCAAGGAACAATCTGGGAAATTGACTCATCTGCACATTGTCAAAATTACTCAATGCCGTATTAACAGTTAATTCATCAAGCTCCTCGAACGGCTGATAGCAAGCCATCAACCGTCCATAAAAGAATGAGTTACCATTTATAACAAATTTAACATGCAACTTCATCTTTAGCAATTGGTAATTGGAAATCCTATTGGACACCCTCGGATTTTCTAAAAATAATGACCAAGGATCAAATTTTTCAAAGAAATTCAAAGTACTAGGGGTCCATTCATAGGAGGCCAATTTAATTGGTCGCCCCAAAAACTCCTGTAACGAACAATCTCTACCAGTTAACCTATTACGCGTCTCATCCATGGCTGAAGGTATAGAATTTGTAATCTCTTCAGATGCGTCCATGAACGAGACGACTTGTTTTTTCATTTCAACCCCAGATTGGGGATGAATCGTTCCATCCGGAACTAAACAATTTTGAGTGTTGTCTCCACTACAATTTATTCGTATTAATTTAGTATTAGTAGTTGTATATATTCATCTTAACCTGTGACTCAACTAAACACAGTAGACTAGACTATTTCGGTTGGCAACCAACTCCTTCGGAATTTATAATACGCCTACAAGCAAAGCCTGAAACAACACATAAGCATCACCATCATGTTGTCACGGTAACCAAATACTTGCACCTCTATTTAATTTTACATCCATCGAGGAGACGGATGACCTTATTCAGGATTTTGTTTTTTCCAAATTTCTAATCTATCTGTGAAAGACAATTGTAACGCCTGTGTTGCATGACTAATGTCATGCTTCTGTGCAATTTCTCTCAACTTCCCTATTCTATCCTCATAAACAGCCTTACCATGGAAAAAGTATTCATCGGCCGCACCACATAGATTCATAGCACTCACTTCAATTGGTGATACTTCTTTTGACTTCAAAATGGAACACAATGATTTGTGAATTGAAGTTTCATTAAGAGGTCCCACAATTGTACCAAAATGCTTATCGTAAACAAACTTACGCTTAAGGAAATCGCATTCATCTATAGTAATAAATTTTTTAAATGCGGCATCCTTCTCTGCCATTGTAATTGTCATTTCATGTTGTGCTAAGAAATCCCTAAAAGTGATCATATTAAACCCTGAATGCCACCAGTCCACAGACCCTGCAGCATCATCACCATATGTAATCAATGAAGCACATTGTCTAAACGTCTTTCTTTCATTGGGATAAATCTTGAAAAAACCCAAACGGTGTAATAAGCTATTGACAATACCATTAAGATATACCGTAACATTTACTCCGGAAGGATTTGAACCAAGCAACATTATCAAATCACCATTGTATGCACACATGGGCCAACAAATATCAGTAGCAATCCCCTGCATAATAATTATGTCAGATTCGGAATATCCACACATCTTAGCTATCCTCTGCATAATTTTGAGTGCACAAAACGTAAGCTGTGCAGGCATGCGCAAATCATACTCCTTATAATCTATTGCACACACCCTATTTTTCCCATGTTTGGTAATATGAGTGGATAACTCAAACCATTCCCTTGAGTGAGGATTCACTCCAACTGCACATTCACTTAAAAGTGGATTGAGTGACAAAAATCTACACACCGGAAGATAATATTTCCTCACAAGTAGTTGGAACGCTAACTGCGCGGCTTGAAAAATCCTAACCTTCTCTTTCGTAGATAGAGTAGGCTCGTCTTTACATGATGATTTGCATATCGGATAACATCTCCTACCCGCCAAATATTCTGTCTCCATATTTTCAGCTTGTATCCAATAATCTTCATGAAGCTCAACGTAATCCCCATATACGCCGAGTGGATCTTCACACTCACGCAACCACTTCTCCTTAGTTCCACCAGTTGGAAAACCCACTGATGTTGACTTTTTCATATTGTCAACAAATCTGGTGCAAGGTATACCATTAACAACTTGTGGTTTTGTAAGAACTTTGACGTCATCCTTCCAAAAGCTGAGATCGTCATTAATGCGCTTTGCGATCTCAACCATATAATCGTCAGCGGCTCGTGCAACCTCAGCACCACTAAATCCTATACTCGGAGCAGTAGAACTCTTTAAAGAAGTCACCCACGGAAGCCACGGCGACTGTTTATCAGGACCCCGAAACCGGGGTGCACACCAGCTCTTCGTAACTTCTAGCTTCTCACGCACAGTTTTGCAAATAGGTGTATCAATAACTTTTGAAGATGGCTGGGATCTTCCAACAGTTGATCCATACACTCTATAATTCCTTTCACCTTCTAATAAAATTAAAGGCGACCTCTCATGAATCTTCTCTTCCAATATTTCAACACCAAATTGTTTCCTAATGAGAGTACCTTCACTTGCAATATTTTGAATGTGAGGTTGCGCATAAAGAGTTTGCAAAGCGACTTCCAATTCTCCATAAAGAGGTGTGCCACCCCGAGCTTCTCTAACTCCATCGCCTCCTAGATGCACTCCGGCAATGTAAGATTTCATATCATCTGTAACAATCGGTGACAGGCACATACCATCACAATTGCCTTCAGCTATGTATTGGAGACCTCGAAAATCAACCCTCTTGCCATTTATAATATGATTGTTTGTAGTGGTACATGATCGAATCCCAGTAACAGGTTTTATTTCCAAAACTCCATCCCTGTTTCTATAAAACATATGACCAGTGCGCTCAACCATGGGTGTACGGTCTACAAATGTATTTAAAATGTTCTTTGCGTCACCAGAGTTATATAAATATGCAACAACTAAATCATGA